TATGATTTAAATGCATATGATATTGACATTCTTGATGCGGTTATTCGTAGGACGGTAAATTCAGAACAAACTGATTTCCAGATAGATAGAATAGACAGAAATGAATATTTATCTATACCTAACAAAAACACAAAAGCTAGAGTGACTCAATTTTATGTAGAGAGGACAACCACTCCAAAACTGTATGTTTGGCCCTCTCCTGAGAACTCAACGGACAAGTTTATTTCTTATCGTTGGAAGCGTATACAAGACATATCAGCGGCTGTAAACGATATTGATATACCAAGTAGGTTTATGCCGTGTTTAGTTTCTGGATTAGCTTTTTATATTTGTTTAAAAAAGAATCCAGAGAGAGTGCCTTTAATACAGCCTCTTTATGAGCAAAACTTATTAAACGCTCTAAGATATGATGAAGACAGATCTTCCGTTCATCTGGTTCCCAAACGGAATTATGTTTAATGTCTTATGCTCAAGGAAAGTATTCATACGGTGTATGTGACCGTTGTGGCTTTCGCATTCAGTATTTAAAAATGCGGATGGAGTGGACAGGCTTTAAAGTTTGTCAGCAATGTTATGAGCCTAAACATCCGCAATTAGAGCCGCCAGTTAATGCTACTGATCCCGAGGCTTTAAGACAACCAAGACCAGAAGTTTCTTTACCTCAATCCCAACAAGGTCGAGTATTCACAACTGGTCCCTCTAATACAGCTCCTGGAAGTGGAGTAAATGTTGGAGGGCAACCTCTCTCTGTGGTAGACCCTATAGGCTCCGTGTTTAAATCTGTTTTTGCAACAGGTGAAATAGGGGAAGTTACGGTGACAACAACATGAGTTTTACACTAGCGACATTAAAAACAGCAGTAAAAGATTACTGCGAAACTTCTGAAACAACTTTCGATACCCAACTCAACACTTTCATAAAAGAGGCTGAGGAAAGGATATTAAAAAATGTAGAGCTTCCTGAGTTTAGAAAGAATGTCACGGGAAACAGTTCTAGCGGGACTACTTATCTTGAAACACCTAGTGATTTTTTAGCCCCGTACAGTTTAGCAGTGGTCTCTAGCAGTGTGTACAGCTACCTCTTGTTAAAACACGTTTCTTTTATTAGAGACTACACGCCAAATGCGTCAACGACAGGAACGCCTAAGTACTATGCATTGTTTGATGAAAATACTTTTATTTTAGCGCCCACTCCAGATTCAAACTTTACATTTGAACTGCACTATAAATTTCGTCCAACTTCTTTAACTGCTGGAGCAGACAGTGGCTCTACATGGCTCTCTACAAACGCCTCAGACGCAATGCTGTATGGAACTCTCGTTGAAGCAGCTACTTTCTTAAAAGTTCCTGAAGAAATCCCTATGTATGAACAACGATTTATTTTAGCTGTTCAAGCTCTCAAACGACTGGGAGAGGGGTATGGATCTAGGGATGAGTATAGATATGATATTGCTAGAGGGTAAACTTCAACTATGAGTTTGTTGAGTAATGCAAAAATAGGAGATGTTTTAGTAACCGCTACTGAAAACATCGGCCACTCTCCAGAGTTTTGGGCGAAGAAAGCGACCTCTAGGATTGTGAGCGTAGGTAAACAATCGCATCCTGTTATTGCGGAACAAGCTGAAGTTTTCCAAGATTCAGTTTATCACGTTGTGTCTTTTCATATAAAAGAGGCTATAAAAAGTGATAGAACAACGCTTATCGCAGAACTTGAACAGCAAGGCCAAAAAGAAATGGCTGACATATTGAGGAGATTATAATGGCTATTAGTACCGCTATGTGTACCAGCTTTAAACAAGAAATTCTTGAGGCGGTGCATAACTTTAAGAACACTGGTGGTAGCACGTTTAATCTTGCTTTGTACACAAGCTCCGCTTCTCTTGGGGCAAGTACAACCGCATACACAACGTCTAATGAGGTGTCAGGAACAGGATATACCGCGAAAGGGGCCGCGCTAACTCGTGTTGATCCTACTACATCAAGTACGACAGCATTTACAGATTTTGCAGATTTAACTTTTAGTTCAAGCAGTATTACTGCAAATGGGGCTATGATATTTAATGATTCAGCTTCTGGTGACCCAGCGGTTTGTATTCTTGCGTTTGGCGGAGATAAGACTTCTACCGCTGGCGACTTCACGATTCAGTTTCCTACTGCAGATGCGTCTAATGCAATTATTCGCATTGCATAAAATATGGCTATTGTTAATGGTTGGGGTAGAGGCACTTGGGGCGAAAGCCCGTGGGGCCAACCTGACCCTGTTGATGTCACAGGCGTATCGGGCACTAGCGCGGTTGGCTCTGTTGGTATCAGCACAGATGCAAACGTATCGGTTACGGGTGTATCGGGCACTGGCGCGGTTGGCTCCGTTACTGTTAGTGCAGATGCAAACGTATCGGTTACGGGCGTATCAGGATCGACTAGTGTTGGATCTGTCACTGTTAGTGCAGATGCAAATGTATCGGTCACGGGTGTATCGGGCACTAGTGCGGTTGGGTCTGTTACTGTCAATGCGGATGCAAATGTTTCGGTTACGGGTGTCTCAGGCACTGGCGCGGTTGGGTCGGTCACAGTTGTCGAAGGCACGGGCGTATCAGTTTCGGTTACGGGCGTGGCAGGATCGGGTGCTGTCGGATCTGTTGCGGTTACGGCTGACGCAAATGTTTCGGTTACAGGTATTGCAGGTACAGGCGCGGTTGGTTCTGTTACCGTTTCGGGCCAAGCTAGTGTTTCGGTCACTGGGGTCTCGGGTACGGGGGCAGTTGGGGCAGTTACAGCAGCAGGTTCGGCAACCGTGGCTGTCACTGGTGTTTCCGCAGAGGGGTTTACCACTCAAATATTGGTTTGGGGAGAGGTGGACGATAGTCAGACACCGTCTTGGTCAAATGTTTCAGACAGCCAGACACCGTCTTGGACAGAGATAAATGATTCTCAATCTCCCAGCTGGAGTAATGTTTCAGATAGTCAGACACCGTCTTGGTCAAATGTTTCAGATAGTCAGACACCTGACTGGAAAGAGGTAGCTTAAATGGCAACTTATGTAAATGATCTACGCCTTAAAGAGATCGCAACTGGTGATGAATCAGGAACGTGGGGAACAAGCACGAACACCAATCTGGAGTTGGTAGCCGAAGCATTTTCTTATGGTAGTGAGGCTATTGCTGATGCTTCTACCCACACTATAACAATGTCTGATGGAACAACGGATGAAGCGCGTTCACTTTATCTAAAGTGCACCGGAGGAGGTCAAGCATGCACTGTGACACTTGCTCCTAATAGTGTCTCTAAAGTTTGGATTATAGAAAATGCAACTTCATACACCCTTACTTTTACACAAGGATCAGGGGCTAATGTAGCTGTGGCTGCTGGACAGGTTAAAGCAATTGCTACAGATGGAGCAGGATCTGGAGCAGCAATTTATGACTTGTTTACTGATTTGTCAGTTCCATCTCTTTTTGTGTCAGGTGATTTAGATGTAGATGGCACGGCTAATCTTGATGTTGTAGATGTTGATGGTGCTACAAACTTTGGAGCAGACGTAACCTTTGCAGCCGGTGCAGACCTGATCACCGCGACAGCCGGTACAGATAACATTCGTATTGGTGAAAATGCTGGCGACAGTATTACGAGTGGCGGAAATAATAACGTCACCATTGGCAAGGATGCTGGCACGGCAATTACGACTGGCGACAGCAATATCGCGATTGGCATAAATGCTTTAGAGTCCAACCAAACTGCAATACAAAATGTAGCGGTAGGCCATAACGCCCTCCAAAATTCAATCGGAAATAACAACATAGGCGTGGGCAAGGATGCTGGCCTATCTATCACGTCTGGTGTTGCTAATATTTTAATAGGGTCCACGGCAGGTGATGCCCTTACTGATGCGGATTACAACGTGGCAATAGGCCATGCTGCGCTAAGTGCTGACACAATGGGTTCAGGTTCAGTTGCAATAGGTTATGCCGCTTTAGATGCTCAGAACTTTACGACAGCAACGAATAGTCATAATACTGCCGTAGGGCGGAATGCTGGTGGAAGTATCACAACAGGTATACAGAACAGTATTTTGGGTTCCCAAGCGGCTGACGCTTTAGTAGATGCTCACGGCAATACAGCAGTGGGTTACACCGCTTTAACCGCAGATACTGAGGGAAA